CCTGAAGAAGCTTTAGTATCTACACAGATAAATGGTTTGTTAGAAGGTATGGAAAATGGTGAGATACCTACATGGGCTAGACCTGCTGTGGCACAAGTAGAACAGATGTTAGCTAGAAGAGGTATGTCAGCTTCTACAGTTGGTAGAGATAGTTTATTTAATGCTATTATTCAATCAGCTATGCCTATAGCTCAAAGCAACGCACAAGCCATACAACAAAGTGTTAGTCAACAAAAGACTATAGAAGCTCAAACTGCTGAAGCAAACGCACAGAGAGTACAACAAACAGCTTTAACAAATGCACAGAATGTGTTTAATATGGACATGGCTCAGTTTAATGCTGACCAACAAACATCTTTATCTAACAGTAAATTTATGCAGACTGTTGGTATAACTAACGCTAATAATGCACAACAAGCAACAATACAAAATGCTGTATTAATGTCACAAGCTAATTTAGCTGAAGCAGACTTTTATCAGAAAGCACAGATAAATAATGCTAATGCTTTTTTGAATATGGATTTAACTAATCTTAATAATGCACAACAAGTTAATGTGCTAAAGGCTCAACAAGAACAACAAAGATTACTTTCTAATCAAGCTGCTAATAATGCTGCAGCACAGTTTAATGCAACAAGTGAAAATCAAACACGACAGTTTATGACTAGTATATCTGCACAAGTAGAACAGTTTAATGCAGCTCAAATGAATACTACTGCACAATTTAATGTTCAACAAAAAAATGCTAGAGATGCTTTAAATTTTCAAGTTGAAGCTGATTTAGAAAAAGCTAATGCTGCTATGGTAAATCAAATTAATCAGTTTAATGAGCAGAATGCTTTTGAAAGAGATAAGTTTAATACAGCTAATGCACAGGCTATTGAACAATCTAATTTAGCATGGAGAAGACAAGCTAATATGGCAAATACTGCAGCAGCTAACCAAGTCAATATGCAAAACGTACAAAATGCTTTTAATATGACTTCACAAGCTCAATCATTTTTATGGCAAGAACTAAGAGACCAAGCTAACTATACTTTTCAAGCTGCAGAAAATGAAGAAAACAGAAAAGCTCAATTATATGCACAGGCTTTAGCTAACGAAGGTGGGTCTGCTGAAAATTGGAAAAACAATATAAGTTCTGTAGGAACATTAATTAATACCATCTTTGGTGGAACATAGGAGAATATTATGGGATGGAATCCTTTTAAAAGTTTAAAAAAAATTGTAAAAAAAATTGGTAAAGGTATTAAAAAAATTGGTAAAGGTCTTAAAAAAGTAATGGGTAAAATTATGAAGCCCTTTGCAAAGTTAGGTATTGTTGGGCAAATAGCTTTAGGATTTTTAATGCCTTGGGCTGCGGGTGCTGTTTTTAGTGGTTTTGGCACACTAGCAACAACTATGGCTGGGAGTAGTAATTTATTTATTAAAGCTGCTGGTACAGTTATGAAAGGTATTCATGCAGGAGCTACTGCAGTTAAAGGAGCTTTTACTAAAGTTACTGATGCAATTAGTGGTGGATTAGAAACTGTTACTGGTAAAGCTAAAGAAATGTTTGGTATTAATGCAGATGCTTCAGACTTTGTAAAGAATGCTCCTGATATGAAAGAGTTTGATTTAGGTAGTAATTTATCTGAAAAAGCTGTAGCAGATGTGGCAGCTTCAAAAACTGTAGAAGGTCAATTAGCTTCTACTATTCCTGATGCAATTGGTAAAGTTACTAAAGATGTTATTGGAGATATTTCAAAACAAGCAACAGAAAAAACTTTAGTAGGTAATGTTAAACAAGCAGTACTTGATGCTCCCGGAAAACTTGTAGAAGGTACGATTGCTAGTGCAACAGCAGGAGTTCAAGAAGGTGTAGCACGTTCTATATCACCAGAAGGAGATGTCATTTATCCTCAAAACATTGTAGATATGATAGGAAGTACTCCAAACTATAATACTGTATATAACGAAACAGACTTAGTAGCCGAAGATGCAAAATTACAAAGTCAAGGTGGAATGTTTGGAGGGTTGGTACACGGTGCAAGTGTACAATCAGATTCTAATTTTGGTTTGCAGGATAGTGTTTGGACTAGTTATATGCAAGGAGTTAAATAATAATGGAAAAAGAATATAAAAACTTTGACCAAGAAGGATTAGAGTTTTTAGCAAATAATGGTAGACCAATACCCGGTTCTTCTTTAACTAATAGTCCTGAAGCACCTTATGTTTGGGAACAAGCACCACAGTTTGTAGAGTTACAACCTGCTATAGATGCACTGTTTTTAGAACTTACAGAGCCTGAAGCTTATCATTCTACTATGGATTTAGTTAGAAACGGTATGTCTATAGGAGATATATCACAGATAATACTTACAGATGGTTTTCAAAAAGGAATGTGGAATCCAGATTTATTAATGTTATTATTAGAACCTACTATGTATATGATTATAGCGTTTGCAGAAAAAGCAGGTATACAAGATTACATTACTTATGAAGGTGAAGAAGATGAGCCAGATGAAGAAGAAGAGCAATTATCTGGAATAGAGAAAGCTATAGATATAGCAGAAGATAGAATTGTTCCTAAAGCAAAATCTGGAATATTCCCAAAAGAAATAGAAGAAAGACTAGAGCAGTTTACACCACCAGAACAACCAAGTTTATTAGAAAAATCAGAAACAAATCAAACAGAAAGTTTATTAGGTAGAGAGGAATAATATGGCAATAGAACAATTAGGTGAATCTTTACTAGCTCAAGCTAGAAGTAAAAATAAAAAAGCAAAAAAGAAAGCTAAATTATTTACAGGTCTTATGTTAGGTGTTCAAGGAGCTAACTTATTATTACGAAGACAAGCTAAAAAAAGAGCAGATGAGTTTTGGAAAAGTAACCAAGGAGTTCTTAATCAAAGAGCTTCTCAATTTGAAGAAGGTGTAAAGTTTTGGGACGGTCACAGAAGTTTAATGAAAACTTATGGCTCTACAGGACAAGACGATTGGAAAACTGCTAAGAAACAAGAGCTATATGATGATTATATTAAAAGAGATTTAGGAGGAGTAAAACCTACTACTGCTACAGACTTAGCAAACTTTAAAAAGAATGTTGATTCTAAAATTAAAGATGATTTATTAGCATATGAACAAAAATTAAATTCTTATAGTAATTTTAAAAACATTTCAACTACTGCAAGAGAAAAATCTAAAACGGCTTATGTTAATATTTTACGTGATAAACTAGAAAAAAGTGCTGATACAATTACTAAAAATGATAATGTAGGAAATTGGCTACTTTCTCAAGTGGGTATTAGAAAAAAAGCAGATATGCAAACTACTAATATATTAGGAGGAGGGTCTATCTTAACAGCAGGTGGTTTATCTTCAGAAGAAAGAAAGCAATTATTAAAAGACTTTGAAGAGTCTGCTTTATTAGATAAAGATATAGCTGAAGCAAAAGTTATGTCTCAATATCAACCTATGACACAAGAAGAAATACAATCTTACATGCCTAAAGGAACTACTTCTGTAAAACCTATAAATAGTCATGCTACTTCTTTTGGAAAAGCTTTGTCAGAAGACCCTACTAGAAGACAAGAAAGTTTATTAAATGAATATAGATATACATATAACGAAAAAGAAGGACAAACTGTTAGAAAAATATATGAATCTATTGCAGAAGAAAGTATACAAAAAGCAACAATTTTTTATAATGATGTACTTACGGTTTCAAGAGATTTACAATTAGCATATGAGGAAGACCCTAACACAACTGATGTTAAAGATGCTGAATATTTTGTGGATTTAGCAGTTAAAGAAGTTATTGGCACAACTTCAAAAGATAGAGCAGGAGAAAATTTTAATCTACAAACTACAATGATATCAGTAACTGCTAGTAACGGAACAACTGCAGAAGTACCAGCAGGTGCTATTGTTTCTCAATTTGAAAATATTGAAACTAAAGAAGAAGCAATGAAAGAGTTAAATGTTTATAAAGAAATGGCTAAAGGACAACCAGAACTTATAAATTATTTAGAAAAATTAGTTAGGGATATGTTTAAAGATAAAGAACCTAATCCATTAGCTAAAGGCTCTTCTTTTTTTCAGTACAATAAAGAATTTATGAAAAATCCTTTAGGCGGTTAAATTATGGAAGTAAGTGAAATTTTATTTAATAGAATTAAAACTCTTCAAGATTTACAGACTTCTGAAAATACTGAAACTGAAGAAGAAAAAAGAAAAAGAGAAGAAGAAGAAAGAAAAAAAAGAGAACAAGAACTTTTAAATTCTTTACAAATATCTCAGGAACAAAAAGAACCTGTTGAAATACTAGAAAAAACTTTACCTTCATCAGAGCAAGAAAAATCTTATGTGTCTGATACTTTATTTAATAAAATAAAAGTGCTTGAAGAGCAAGAAGATTTAGATGTTGACTATACTAAACTAAGCGATAAAATAAGTACAACTAGAAAAATACAGTATGGTGCTAGGCAAGAACCTATGATTGCTGGTAGTGCTTTTAGACTTTTAAAAGCTGGAGTAGCTGCTATTTCTCCTAATGAAACTTTTAACGAAGCTGTAAAGAGAATAGAATCTGAAAGACAAGAAGAAATATTAAAAGATTATCCAGAGTTTAGAGGTAAAAAAGAAGACTTAACAGTCGTAAGTGGAAGAATGGGTACTGCTATTTCAGACCCTGTTACTTTTTTTATTCCTTGGGCTAAAGTTGCCAAAGCTGGTAAAATAACTAGTATGGCTACTGGAGCTGCTGTAGCATCTACAGATGCAGCGTTACGTGAAAAAACTTTATACGGAGATGTAAGTCTTGGATATGTTGGACTTAGTGCTGTATTAGGAGGAGCAAGTTCTGGATTAGGAGATGTTGTAGCTAGAAGATTAAATGTAAAAAGTAATCCAGAAAAAGTATTAACTATTGATGAAAAAGGTAATAAAGTATTACAAGATTTAAAAAGTACAGACTTACCTATGGTAGGTCCTTTACCTAAAGAAATACAAGAATCATTAAAAGAAATTTCAGAAGAAACATATATTATTAGTATGCCTTTCATTAATTCTTTTAAAGATGATGTAAGTTTTTTAGGTCAGAAATATACTGAAAAAGATTTAGCACTTAGTGAAATTCGTAGATTAACAGATGAATTAAAATCAAGTGGTAATATAAAAAAATTAGAAGATATAAAACAAGCTAATATTATACAAGGAAATTTTCCTTTTAGTTTAGATGGTAAAATATCTAATCCTTCTAGAACAATAAAACTTTCACAATTAGAAGTTATAAAAAAGAAAAGAGAATTGTTAGATTATCAAAAACAATTACTTGTTACTCAAAAAGAAATAGATGATTTATTATTTGTAAAGACTCCAAAAAACATTGCAAATGTAGGGTTTGCTTCATTAATACAAGCTCAAAAAGCAGGAGTACTTGAAGGCTCTATGGGAAATAACTTAGTAAGAGCTATGTTACACGAAACAGTTCGTCCACTTATGGGTGCAGGAATTGGAGGAAGCATAGCTTTAATTTCTTCAGATGGTTCAGATGATGATGCTTTAAATAATATGATTATTACTGGAGCTGTTTTAGGTTTTATGGGTAAAAGAATAGAAAACAGTTCTTATAAAATAAAACCTAGTGTAATGTCAGCTTTTAAAAATGAGTCTGAAAAAATTGTTAGAAGAAATTGGAGAACATATTTAAAACAATTATTAGCTGGTGGTAATGCAATGAAGGGTATGGCTATGAGTACACCTGTTCAACAATTTACAAGAGACACTTTAAAAATTCATACAACTAGACTTGCAGCAGATGATGTTGTAGGAGATTCAGTAGAGTCTTTAATGCAAAGCAGTCAAGATTTTTATAGAAAAGCTTTATATGATATTACAGGTCTTGCAGATGATGCTACTGTAATGGCAGCAGGTAGAATAGTACAACAAAAAGACATGCCTTCTACTTCTAAATTTACTTTTTTAGAAAAAGGAGATTTACAAAATAAAGAAGCTTTAAAAATGGCTAACAAGCTAATTTCTTTAAACAACTCTTTTGAAAAATATGTTTCTAAAACAGGAGTTATTTATAGAAAACAAGAAGCTTATGGTCTTACTCAAATTATAGACGAAGAAGCTGTTAAAAGATTGGGTAGAGAAGAAGCTATTGAAATATTATCAGGTTCTTTTAAAATACAAGCTAAGAATAGTCCTACAAATCCTAGGAATATAACAGATGAAAAAGCTAGAAAAATTGCAGAAAATTATTTAAACAAATCAGATGCTGTTAGAAGACAAGCTATTATAGATTCAGATGAGTTAGAAAAACAAATATCAAAAACTGTTAAAGGAGCTGCAGGTAAAGCTGATGAAGGTACTCTTATTAGTAGTGCTAGGTTTTTTCAAAATGAAAGAACTTTGTACGACCAAGAAGCTAGAGCAGCAGCTAAAAAATTATTTATTCAAGACCCGGAATATACTAACATTCAACTTTTTGAAAATACCATTCCTGTAGCAGAGTTTGCTAGAAGATATGGTCCAAATGGACAAGGATTAAAAAAAGTAGTTGAAGATATTAAAACATATTATAGTAAGTTTGGAGATATAACAGCTAATAACGGTTTAAAAAATTTAGTTCAAACCGATATAAAACAAGTATCAGATACTGTTAATTCTCTTTTTAAAGTTCACGGAATAAGTTCTGCAAGAGGAGGGGAAGGACTTAAAACTACTGTATTAGCTTTACAAACTTTATTATCTACTACTAAACTTACAAAAGTTGCACTGCCTTCTTTAGGAGACACTATTCAAGTAATGAATAATAGCGGATGGAGTGCAGCTTTTAATTCTTTTGTATTACAAATGAGACAGAAAGGATTAACTGCAAGTAAACCTTCTGCTTCTTTAGCACAAAGAACCTCTAATGATTATGATGGTTTGTTAGGAAGAACATTTACAAATAGAAGATATAATGGTGCTTTACAAAGAGAACTTAGTGATTTTTCAATGTCAGGCACTACTCAAAATCAAAAAAGACTTCTTAAATTTCAAGAAAAGTTTTTTGAGACTGTGCAGTTAGGACGTATTACTAGATATGCTAGAGAGTTTGCTTTTGATGCGGGTGCTTTTAGAGCTTTTGATTTAGGCAAACAAACAAAATTTAGTACAGTAAGGAAAAGAGAACTAAGCGAATTAGGGTTAAGTGTAGCAAATGTTAAATATTTAGGTAAATTTAAAAGCATGGACGAAGCTTATGCAGATGCTGCAGGTAAAGTATTTTTAGAAAGAGCAGGAAGAAAAGCTTCTGCTAGAGATGCTATTATACCTGAATTTGGAAATAGAAGATTATTTTCTCAGTCTAATGACCCAATGATTAAATTTGCAGGTAGTTTTTTATCTTGGGCGCAAGGTAAAGCACAACAAACAAATGGATTAGTTAGAAGAATAGAAGACGGAGATGCTAAATTAGCTGTTTTAATAATGGCAAGTTTACCTATGTATGCAACTATAAGACAAGCTCAAATAGGAATGAACCCTAATAAAAAATATAGAGATGAAATGGGTAAACCTTTTGAAAACGAAGAAAACTTTAAAAAAATGATTGGAGATACAGTTATGTTTTCTGGTAATGTTCCTTGGTGGATAGATAAACTTGTTCAAAATATTAGATATACACAATCTAGTGCTATAGAAAATATATATCCTATTGTAGGTTTATTACAAGATTTTATATCTGGAGCAGTTGATGTAGTAACTGGTAAGCCTAGAGAAGGAGGAGTAGAGATTTTTGAAACTGTAACTCCTTTTGGTAAGGAACTTACTAGAAGAGAAGAAGTAGGAGAAGCAATAGGATTAGATAGTAGTATTTATGAAGAAGCTAAAATACAAGATAAAGATATTATAGCTAGACCAACTTACGCAACAGGAGGACTAGTAGAGGGTAAAGACGATGTACCCTACACAAAAGAAAATCCAGCTAATAGAGTTGACCCTTTTACAGGACAACCTTACTCATCACAAATGGAGGAATTAGGATTAAATGTTTTTCAAGAAAAATAATAAATTAGATATAAAACTTTGCAAAGCTGAAATAAAGAGACACGAAGGTGAAGTGTTAGAAATTTATATGGATAGTCTAGGCTATAAAACTTTAGGAGTTGGACACCTTTGCCAACCTAACGACCCGGAATATGATTGGGAAGTTGGTACACCTGTTACCCAAGAAGTTGTAGACATGTACTATGAGGATGACTTTGAAAAGCACTATAAGGAAACCATACATGTCTTTGGAAGCGAGGAAGACTTTGAAAAGTTACCAGAAGTTATACAGAGAGTGTTAGTAAACATGTGTTTTAATCTAGG